CTGTACGAAGTGTGATCCATACGCTTGGGCTTGCCGTTAACTGACGTGGTTTGCGGTTGTCATGGATGGGTAGTCCCCGCCGCAGGGCCTGATTTATCACCCTTACTCTCACACTCACGCCTTATGGAGTTACTTGATCGAACCGTCTGGGTTACGACGGAACGACCGATTCCTTTTTACAGACTGGATTGTGTAACCATCTTTGTTGGTTCCACCTTTCGATAACGCTTTCTTGTGGGCAATGTCTTTGCCTTCACGACGATCAGCCTTACCGTTACCGTTCTTATCCGCGCCGGTCTTGTCTACCTTGCGACGCGCACGTTGGCGCTCCATGCGATCAGGATGCTCCTCGCGCTTCTTCTGCATCTGATATTCGTGCTTGTACGGTCTGGGTTTATTCACGTACGGCATTTCATTTCTCCCGGTAGAACCTGCAAGTATTTACTGGACACCATCCGCACAAACCTGTCGGCATCGGAGGCCATGAGTCATTCTCATACGCCAATCTTAACCGCTCAAGACTCGGTGTGAACTCTGCCCACAATCTGCCGATATCGCTACGTTCGTACTCTTCTGGCACGAACACATTCTTGGTGATGAACAACAACCCTGCTTTGATACTGACAATGTCAGGAAAGTGGGCATAGGCCATCAGTGCCATCAACTTCAACTGTTTCGGGTCAGCGTACTTATTACTACCTGTCTTGTAATCCACAATGTATGCGGATTCACCGTCAACAATCAAGAGGTCAACAACGCCGCGCACCCATCTTTTTTCATCCTCAAAGTCGCACGGTACTTTGTCATGGGACAGCGCCATCTTATGTTCGGGATAGCGTGTACCTTGTATTTCCATCAGCGCATCTAAGGGGCCCTGAAATCTCTGGTAGTTCTTAGCTAACGGAGTTCCATCCCTTACGTAATCTTCCAAAGCCTTGTGGACTTCGGTTCCGTAGAGCATCTGCTCCGTGGCCTTCTTTACGTAGTCCTGCTTTACCTTTAGGTGGTAATACTGCTTCGGACAGTTCGTGAATTCCTTCAGACTACTATATGACCACGTAAACACTACAACCCCAACTCTTGTAACTTCTTACGTATGGCAGCGACCTCGCGCCATGTCCCTGCGTAGTTCTGAGAAAGCGTCTTCACGAATATCTGTAAAGAGCGCACCTCTTCACGCAGTGCCTCAATCTCTGTGGGAGGGTCGGGTATGTCCCAGTCCTCATCAGTTACAGTCTCCGTAGGATCTTCCATACTTCGCCTCACACGCTACTGGTAGCCCAACCGCCCACTTGGGAGGAGTAGACATTACTTGTGTTATGAACGCAAGTGCTTCTTCGATATCGTTTTCTGGTACGACAACAACCGCCGCGTCATGCACAGTCAGCACTGGACGATACCTTTCTTTGATCATGAGCATTTGCTCGCCCACGATAATTCTGGCTAGTGCTTGCACTACGTTCTCAACAACCGACCCACCCCACAGAGTCACCACACCTTTGCGGGACTTGTATGCAATCTTGTTGTCCTCGTTCATGTGTAGGCCGGGGTATCGGATATACAAATCATTAGGGAGTTTGATACCAATCCGGTTCACACGCAGTGCGTCATGCTCGCCCAACGAATACTCCAACATCTCAGCATCGTCCCATCGGAGGATGTCTTTGACGGCGTTGTTGGCCGCAGTCCAAAGTTTAGGAATCTTGTCGTTGGTATCCCGATATAGATCGACTATGCCCTTGCAGGTGTCTTCGTCCAGATCAGCACCGGGCGGCTGCGTCTTTAATGTATGACGTAGTTTGGCAGCGCCTGTGCCGTAACCAAGGCCAAGAATGCAGGTCTTGCCCACGAACCTTTCAACTGGATCTTTCTTACTGATCGGACGCTCGTAGATCTTGCTGGCGAATACGCTGTACACGTCCTCGCCTTTCTTGAACTGCCCGACCAAATCATCCTGACCTGCAAGCCACGCCAGCACACGCGCCTCAATCTGTGAACTGTCACAATTAATAACCAAGTGCCCATCGGGAGCTACGACCGACTTCTTCAGTGCTTTCTTCTGGGCATCACGGCTTGGCAGATTCTGAAAATTAACCGCATCCGAACCCGCCCAACGACCTGTATGAGCGCCATAATATTTAAGCGGGATAGGAAGCCGACCACGATTCCGAGAGCCAATACCAATAAATCGCTCAATGCGTGACTCCTCTATCGTGGACTTAGTACCCAAACGAACCGCGCAAAGTTGCTGCACGACTGGGTCTTCGTGATTCTGAAGTTCGATGAATCCAACGTCGTTCTTGGCGAGAGCAAACGTCTCCTTACCTGTCGTTAAAGATTTCTTCATCGGAACGTCTATCTGCAAATCTTTCAACACGGCAGCAAACTGTGGGTTGCTCGCTAGTTTCCGGCGCACCTCTTCCTCGTCACCCACTTGCAGGATGTCCATCAGCCCACGCAACAAAGTGCTCTTCTCCTGCTTGATCTCGTCAAGCCGGTCACGGAGCAGGGTGGGGTTCACACGAAGGACAGGCTGCGTATACATCCGCAGCGTCATGTCGATCAGGTCTAGTTCTTTCTGCGGAAAATACTCAGCCATCATCGCATTGAACAACTTAAAGGTCAGTTCAACATCGTTTATGCAATATCCTGCATACCGAGCAAGTTCTTCAGCCGTAAAGTCTTTGCGGTGCTTGTTGGCCGCGTTGCTAACCTCTGTACCTTTCTTACCCAACGAGTACCTTTCGACAAGCGCAGATAATGATCCACCGGCATCAACACCGTGAATGGCTCGCGCCATGCAGAGAGTATCGAAGTAGTAGGCAGCGGTGATATCGAAGATGAACGAGAGAATCCCGCCATCGAACTGCGCGTTATGACAGAGCAGGGCTGATGTACTCCAGTCTACTTGGTTCAGCCAAGCCTTGATCTCCTCATGCGTACCACTGAACCACTGCGTCTCATCGTCGTCGATCTTCATCGCCACGCCGATAATTTCAAACTGTTCGCCACGGATGTATTCCTCCGTGGTCAGGTTCTTGAGGCTGAACCCTGTGCCGTAATAGGTTTCAAAGTCGAGCGTGACAAAACTCATGGATCAACGCTCCAAGTCTCGGTCTGCCGCTGCAATCTAGGCCATGCGACTTCCGTATTAAAAGACTTATCCAATATCAACACGTGATTGGTCGGCTGCGCCGTGAACCTGCCGTTGTCTAGTTTGATGAAGTAGAACTCTTTGGACTGTTCTGGTTCTAGACTAAACCCATCGAGCATGGGTATGGCCGTGAACATATACCGGCCATTGTATTCTTCCTTATTACGCAGCCTGACCTTAACTGGCACGGCCTCAAGAAACGGGTACTCCACAACGCTGAAGTCATGTCCGTAACAGTCCCAAGTCTGTGCGTGATGCGTGTTCCACAGATTCTCTACTTGATCATGGGCAAGGCGATGCAGAGGCACGTTGCGATAGACCGCACCGCACTCCAACATCACATGACAACCCCACGTCCTACCGGGATGACTGACTAGGCCAAACCAAGCCACGCGCTCAAACTTGTCATTGCCAAACGTGTTCGGCTGTACAAAACAATATGTATGTCGAGGCAATGGCCCCGCACCTGAGTAAATCATTTCCCACCCAATTCCCTTGTGTAGATCCACCCCCTGCCTGTCTCAATAAACCCTGCCGCTGCAAGGGCTTCAACTGATCGGCAAGAGCCAAACTTGTATCGATGTGATCGGAACGATTCCGGCGTAGCGAATTGACGCTTACACTCCGTACATCTTCTTTCCTTTTTTACCACTACCGTCACGTTTCAACCTCTCCACTTCAGCCCGTAAGTATTTGATTTCGTGGTGGCACTGCCACAACACGCTGCCCACCGTCAAAAACTTCATCTCCGTAGTAGTTGATGCGTCATTGACCTCGTTAGGTAATGCGCGAATCAGGTCTAAGATATCATCTTCTATTTCCACGTAACAACTCCACTTCAGTCTTCAAAGTATTCAGTTCTAATAAAATCACTGTAGCCTCGTCGGACAGCCCCGCTCTGCGAATATTCTGCAAAGCGCGTTCTATCTGTTGCTGCTGTGTTTGTCCGTACCCCCACGGCGCGGCTTTCATTTCTTCTTTCCATGCGCCCGGAGGCGATTTGTCGTCGTATGTTACTGACACGCTCTTCCTCCTTCATGTAGTCGTCGTACTGTTTAATTCCACGGTACACGGCACTAGCCATGTGGTGCTGCTTGATGCCCCACTTCTCAACTAGATCCTTGTACGTCACTCGCTCGTCGAGTTCCTTGGCGCGTCTCTTGCGCTCCAACAAATACTTGTACTGATCAAGCGAGAGAACCAGATTGAACCTTGACGGCTTCGTGTAAACACTCAACCTCTTACGCATTTGATCTGCTCTTTATCATCTAAATTTAGGTCCGGCTATCCAAACGACCAAAGTTTTTCTAACGCCTTTTGTTACAGGTGTTACCCGGTGCAAAGTCCAAGACGGAAATAAACATATAAAACCTTTTTCTTTTTTAATTTTTGTCGGTTCTGAACTAATCATTAATTCTAATTCGCCGCCTTCATACTCGCTAGGATCGGATAATTGCAAAACAAGAGAAAGTTTTCTTGGAGAAATTTTTTCGTTAGTACCATGATCTACGTGCCAATCGTAATGATTATTATCAGACGTATAAACTGTATACTGAAAGTGCTCTACAAATCCTGATAAATCAAAATTAAAAAATTGACCATTTAAATTTCTAGCGATATATGCAAGGTTGTCGTATAGCCAACCCGTATTATTATTTAGTTCTATCCACGAAACCTTAACTTTTCTAACATTGTCTAAAGATTTACCTTCTTTTAGCGAATTTACGGTTCCATTTGTTAACTCTAATGACTCGCCAATTTCAATAATTTTTTGAATTTGATCACTATTAAATCCATTTTCCCATGTAACGTAAAATTGTTGCGTTGAAGGACATGGTGAAAAAGTATAGAAACTCATTTTTAAATCTCCCTTGCGATCGCCAACCACTCGTCGGCGTATTCAACGTGCTGCCAATCCTTGAACCACGGTCCACCTCGCGTCATGTGAACAGCGACGGGGTTCGGACAGTCTTGCTTGGTGTGCCAACCCTCTAGGTAGTTGTAGGCCACAGGCAGCGCACCGATGTTCTCGTCTGCTGTCCATCTGAACCGATGTAGATACATACCCGTAGCAATGTTCACCGTCTTCGGCGTTAGGTTTTGTTGGGTGTCAGGGTGAGCGCAGTTGAATAGCATCAGGCTTGACCAATTCTTTCTTGGGTATTGGTGCTGTGCAGCCCCGTCCATCTTCGTCTCTTCCTTCGGCTTGTACTTGTGTTGCACACACATCACGCTGTACTTCGGATCGGCGTAGTCCATCAGACCCGCCACATCCCCTCGCCAGAGAAAGTCGCAGTCCATAAACAACGCCCACCCCTCGTATCCTGCAAGATACGGCGTTAGGAATCGGGTGAAAGAAAACTCGGTAGAAGAGAGAGGGTCATGTTCACGCCAATACAAGTTCTTCTCGCGCAGATCGCTTTGCTTAATCGGCTTGATGTTCAATTCGATGGAAGAGTTACGTGCGAGGGACTCCCGGCAGACCTGATACGCGATGTCCTCTCGACTGTCCCACCCGATAAAGACTTTCATGTACCTACCCACATCGCCACCGCATAGCCAAGCAAGAAACTGCAAACGCACAACGTGATCTCAGCCAGAATTATTTCCTTACTTGTCATACTGCTTCCTCGTATCGTCCCGCACCAACTTCAACAACTTACAGAACACTTGCGTTTGTGATCGGTTCTCGTTGGAGGCGTCATACATAGCCGCATACTTCTCAATCAAGTCCCAACGGATAACTTCAAGTTGCCCATTGTCTCCAATCTTCGCCCATACTTCTTCCTGTGCAGGGATCGGTACGCAGTCCTCGGGCTTGATGTCTAGGTAGGAAACGTCGTCGTCATTGGTATTTTGCATGGCTCTTCAAATCCTCTATGAGTTCTTCAACTTGTTTATCCCACGGAGCGTTCATGTTGTCCCGTGGATACAGCCTGACACTCGGATAGAACAAACTGTTCCGTCCGTTCTTGTGATTCCAATACCACAACTTGTTGGCATCCAGTACGTACGTCGGCTTACCCAACGCCCCTGCGATATGCACGTTGGCGTTTGATACAGATACCACCGCATCGCACACCGACATGATCGCAGCCACGCCTTCTAGGTCAAAGAAGTTACTGACCGTGGTCTGACGGATTACTTTGCCTGTTTCTTGTTCAAACGGTTCAATGTCGTAGTCGGGCTTGCCGTATTGCAGGTTCACAATCTTGATGTTTGGAATGTCCCACAAACCAAGAAAGTCTTTCAAATGGGCACTCTTGTGCTTGTCGATGTGCGGAGAGGTGCTTGCCCAAGACAGCCCTACAACAAACTCATGAGGTTCAATGGCAAGTTCCTGCATCACATTAAGAACGCGATCTTCGTTCTCTCGAAGGTAATGAAAGTCTCGGTAGCCTTCGATGTCTGACACTTGCTTAATGAAGTGTCTACCGATGCTGCCAATAGGAATCTGTGAGTCGTACTCGGAATTGTTTACCTTGCTGTCATGTGGGATGAATTTGATGTCTGGATTGGCACGTTGGAAGAGATCGATGAGACGTACATCCATCATCACCGTGACTTTCTTGGTATTTTCTCTCAGCGAACGCAACAGACTTCCATAAAGAATCTGGTCGCCAATACCTTGCTCACACCAAACAAGCACAGACTTGTATCCCTTATCAGGTTCCCACGACGGCAAACGAGTCTTGAGACGCGGTGATTTAAACGTCGGAGTGCTCCAACGCTTTTCGTAAAATTCCCACCCACGCTCAAAGTTGCCCAGTTGTAAGTTGATTAACCCTGCCGTCCACTGCGCGTCAGGGTTTTCTGGGTCAATACGTAAGCAAGTTTCAAAGTCTGGCAGAGCCTTGTCCCAACGGTGCATTTCCCAATGCGCTCGGCCTCGCTGAATATATGCTCCTGCCAAGAGTTGTCGCAGTTCGATGATTGTCTCAAAGTGCGGAATGGCCTCGTCAAACTTGCTCTCTTCAAGAAGTTTGAGTCCGGTTTGATATATGTCTTGTAATGATCTGCTCATGTCTCACCCCTCGCCCGAATCGCGGCGGCACAATCATCTCCATTGGCATGCAGCCATCCATCACACACCTTCGCACACGCCTCCCGCTCTTCAGCGGCAACGAGGGCGGCAAACTTCTCAAGCGGCGGGTAGATGTCATTCGCACAACTTGTCCATCCTGCTTCTTGCGCCATGCGGATAATGTCTTCTCTGTTCACCAATACTCCCTCCCGCCTCGCTTCGCTGCCCATTCTGGGTTCGGCACACTTGCCCAATCCCTGTGTATGTCTGCCTTACGTCTTTTCCACCAATCCATAATCCACCTAATCATGCTGCTACCCCGCTCTCTAGTTTGTATTCTTTCTGAATCTCACCCTTCTCACGATTGCCAACGAAACACGAACGCACGAACGTCTGAGTTCCCTTGGACAAGTTACGTAGGTGCGCCCTTCTGAAGTGATACCTCGGGGCATCGCGCTCGCTACCGGATCGACTACCCAACGTCTCTCTGACTGTGCCATGTGGCAGTCTCAACACGTGATACTCAAACCCGCCAACGCCCTTCTTCTGGAGTGTCCTGTTGCGTGTATAGGACTTCTCCTCACGCTCCTCCAACACAGCACCGACACGCATGGCATGACAGGCTCGGATTACTGTTTCCATGTGCCCGTTTAAACTAGTATGGATTTCATCCGCTACATCCCAACCGACTGTTGGTTTGTGTTCACTGTCGTATAAGCCTTCCTTTGTAAATACGCAACTAAGTCCAAGTTGTGTACCTCCATTGGTATATACAAGCGGCGTATACATAGTCATATAGTGATTGTTTAATACCCACCTAGTACCAGTATTACGACACTTACTAAAACGATAGAAGCCCATCATTGCAACTGGGTATCTATCAGGCAGTTTTGAGTTTGTATACTTTTCTGGTTCGTCACCATTCTGTTTGAAATCCACGGCCAAAGTAACCATAGCGTCTGGATACTCATCAGCGTCAGACACCGTAAAGTAATCCTTGTCTGCTGCGTGTTCAAACGTGGTTATTACGTGTGGCAAAGCGTGAGCAGACTCACACTCTTCGGGTGTATAAATTTTAGTAGACGCGGGTACATACACTTGACCGTTCAATGGCAGCACAATGTGTACTGCATTACGCACCATATCTGCGGTCATCTCAAATGCTTCGGCCTTGGAAAATTCTTCCTTGTATACGGGATTATCTTTACCCCATCGTTTAAGTGCAGCATTTGCAGAGTAGCGCCAATACTTCTCTTGTACTTTCAAGTCATGCACTAACTCTGCGGCGTACTGTGGCAGGTAGTCTTTCTCGGTCACGCACTCTTCCTCCGCGCAATCTCACGCTTGAGGTAGAACTCTGCCTTCTCAAGATCCTGCACAGGATCTACCCCTAGCTTCTTACCCGCTCGGGATATGTACTTAACAACATTAAATAGATAGGCGTTCTCAGTCAGCCCCTTGGCCTCGGCGTAGTCGAGGAAGTCGATGCCGCCTTTTGTGTAGTGCGGGGGATGATTGACTAGATCGGTTTCGGTTGCTTGCATTCTGTGCTTTGGTCTGCCTGTCGGGGGATTAGTAGCAGGATCGATGGCAGCGAGTAATTTCATGGCTGCGTGTTCGTACTGGGGTTGTACGAGCAACTTCGTCGGCTTGCTCTCCACCGCATCCATTGCCTTTCGCATCTCAAACAAATCATTAACCAGACGCGAGCGTGGACTTTTAAATTGTGCTTTGTCCTTCGACTTCTTTTTGGCTGCGTGTCTTACAAAATATACATAGGCCGCAGAGGTTTTTAGTTTCTTAGCAATCTCCCCTGCTGTTAATCCCTTATTAGTTAACTCCAATACTTGCTTTGACTTCGACATGACTTAGCTCCTTGCGTAGGTTCTCTACGTTTGTTTCATCTACTACTAATGCGATGCCACCCGCTTTGCGAATGTCATCGATATGTTTTAACTGAAGTGCGGTAGGCTTATTACCGTTTGCCTTGCACTCTATAGCATAGAACAACCCTCCTATGCAAATAAGAAAATCGGGAACGCCAGAGTTCCCGAAACCAGTTCCCATCGGCATTGCGTAGTACGCACCCATTTCATTGAGAATCTTCTTTACCTTTGCTTTGACCTTGGCTTCCGGCGTCATGACTACTCACCTGTTTCACGTACCAGTTGTAATAGTCATCTTGCCACGGTCGGCCAGTCAACATCTTGTAAAACTCCAACACTTTATCCATGTCCTTCTTCGACTTAGCCGTAACTACGCAGTCGAGCGTACTCATGAACATTCTCTGTTCAACTCCTGACAGTGTCAGGACTGTGGCTCTCCTTTGATGGTCAGGAACACTTCCATTGGTAGAGTTATTGCGTATCTGTCCCTCACTCTCCACCCGATCTCTCGCAGTATCTCGGGGCAGTAATTCTTGTACGTCCATAGGATTTCCTCGTAGTCCTCTGTCGTGTGGTGCATCCAAGGCTTCATCGTCACAGGGGGTTGCCCATTCCCCATCGTGTTTGATCGGTGTAACTCGTCCCAATCAAAACTATTAATGAAACCAAGGGCTGTCTTGATCTCATCAGGCAATGTCTCGTCTGTGAAACGCCTCTTCATACCCTGTCCCATATACAACTCATACACATTGCCGTGATGTTCACACAGCACACGTATACGGTTGTCCTTCAAGTTCAACGGCTCCATGACCGCATCACTTCGACAGGATGTAGAGCGGAGTCCTACCGATTCGGTAGTGCTGTAGGCCAATCGCTTCGATGCTCTCCCAGTATCTCGGCTCGCTCACGTCGGGCATACCTGCTTGTGTATTGGTGTGCGCCTTGAGCATGGTCAGAGCAATGTTCAACTCAGACGCAATGTCGTCGGGTATGTCGTTCATAGTCTTGTACCGCTTGAACGGCACGACAGGTACGCCGTAGTTGAATTCAGTCTCCGATGGCATACTGCCCGTCTTGCGATAGTTATCTATCGCTACTTGGATAGCATGGTAAGAGACCGCGCCAAGTGTCACCCCGCCAAGGGAGTTCGGGATGAGTAGCCACTTGTCCGTAGTAAAGTACGCAGCGACACGATCCATTATGTCGTTAAACTTCCGTACCTCTCCCATGTGATCAAGGTATACACCACGCAGACGTTGAGCCTGCGCTGGCGGGATCTCGTATTTGTCCTCGCTGAATTGCGCCAAGATCAATTCGGTAATAAGTTCCCGATCCACACTTGCCTCGGGTTTAGCCATCGCTTGCCATCCACCGGCAAAGTTCTCAATCATCATGAACAACGTCTGACGGAAGATGTCGCTAGGTGCGACCTGTGCCTTACGCAGATCACTCATCAGCGATGCCTTCGCATCGTGCTTGGACTCGGGGCGCAAGTTACTAGCCATGTACCGTGGGTTCGCGCTATTCATACGATTTGAGTAGTGATACGTATTGGTATGGTTAGTGCCAACCAGATAATTATCCGCCGACAGGAACGAATACTCTTCGCCTGCAATAGTTTTAGCGATGCCGCAGACAGAGAAACCCTCGTCGGTCATCATGTGAATGATCTTCTCACCTGCGTTATGAAACGCACCGACCTTGGCCTTTCGCTCAGTAGTTGCATACGCAGCCAGAACAACCGGCCACATCTCTGACTTGATCACCGCTGTTCGCTCTGCCGGATCAACCGTGTCCAAGAACACATCGTTGACATCGACTTGAATCTTTTCTCGCTTAGCCATGACTTATACCTCCTCGCTAACTACAAAAGCATCATCTATCCACACGGAGTCTGCTCCGCACATCTGTCTGAATATGTCGGTGTCCATAGTGTCAAGTAACACGTCTGCCTCGACACCATCTGCGTCCGTGATACTTTCAAACTCCAACACCACAACAACTCTTAATGCTTTCTTCATCACACAGCCTCCTTCCTGACATTGTCAGGATTATTCTTTGACCATCACCTTGCGACCATGCGGCGGGGTGAACCCACGGCTCTGCGTTACAAGCCACAGCGTCGGGCAAGCAACGTCCCACTTAACATTCGGCTCCACGTGGCCGTCCGTGAACACGATCACACCGTCTGCATCAATGTGTCGCTCGTTCATGTACTCGCTCACACAAGAGACGCGAGTGCCGCCACCACCCACAGGTTTGAGCAACGTGGCGATGTTGGCGTAACTCTCAATCTCAAACCGCTGCTCTGCGTGAACGCGAGTGTCCCACCACAGCACGATGACCGACTCTGGTGGATACAACTCACACAGGTTGGAGATACGCGCTGCAACGCGGGCGATCTGCTTATCGTCGATGCTGCCTGACGTGTCGATGGCAAACACCATGCGACCCACCGTCTCGCTGTACGGGGACGGCAGATACAAGTCATCAGCCAAGCGGCGACGATTCAGACGCGAGTACGTGTACTCGTCCACACCACGCATGACGCCAGACCAGAAGTCATCAAGCACATCAGACCATGCGATCTCCGGCTCCATCTGATCCTT